TCGGAAATCCAGTAAAATCAAGGGCTGAGAGTGTAACTGATTAGTGTAAAATGAGTTACAAACTGGTTACAATTGGTTACAAAACTAGTTACATCAGAAAATAAATGACATAATCTGAGTCAGAGTTGATATAAAAGCAGTCTGATTTGACTTGAATGTGAGTCAGGAAAGCTGATATTGTGTAGACTGTTCAATTAGACATGAAGCATATCCTTTTGTCATGGGGATGTGCTTTTTACTTTGTCCGGGAAATATAGCTGTTTCCTCCTTTACAGCTTCCCGGACTTTTCGATATACAAAATGAAACGAATGAGAGGTGGTGGGGCTTGGCAAGGGCAAGAGATCCCAATAGAAATAAGGCATTCGAAATTTATAAAGAACATAAAGGAAACATTGATTTAGTTGAGATTGCAAGCCAGTTAAATATTTCACCCGGAACAGTTCGTGGGTGGAAATCAAAAGATTCTTGGAACGATAAATTGAATGGAACGTTCCAAAAAAATACGGAACGTTCCAAAAGAAAAAGAGGCGGTCAACCAGGTAATAAAAATGCAAAGGGTCATGGTGGTACTGGACCACCAGAAAATAAGAACGCTGAGAAGTATGGATTCTTTTCTAAGTATTTGCCGGATGAGACGAAAGAGATTTTTGACGCAATTGAACATGCAGATCCGCTGGACCTGTTGTGGCACCAGATACAGATTGCATATGCTGCCATTGTGAGAGCACAGCGGATAGCTTATGTTAAGGATCACCAAGATAGAACCATCAACAAGATTGGTGAGAAAGATGGTGAGACTGTATCAGAGGAACGTTGGGAAGTACAGGAAGCATGGGACAAGCAGAATAATTTCTTAAAGGCACAGGCAAGGGCGCAGGCTGAATTAAGCCGCATGATAAAGCAGTATGACGAAATGCTTCATGCAAACTGGGAACTGGCTACTGAAGAACAGAAGACAAGGATCCAGTCAATGAAAGCAAAAGCCCAACTGAATGATGTTGAAGAAACAGTAGATGATGGATTCCTGGAAGCATTAAATTCTTCTGCTGCTGAGGATTGGAATGATGAAGAAACAGGTATTTAAGTTTCAGCCATTCTCAAAGAAACAACGCAAGGTATTGAATTGGTGGTGTGATAACTCACCTGTAAAAGATGCAGATGGAATAATTGCAGATGGTGCTATTAGATCAGGAAAGACAATATCAATGTGCTTATCATTTGTCATGTGGTCAATGTCCAATTTTGACGGGCAAAACTTCGGTATGTGTGGTAAGACTATCGGATCATTCAGGCGAAATGTGCTGTTCTGGCTGAAGCTGATGTTGAGAAGCAGGGGTTATTCTGTTACGGATCACAGGGCTGATAACCTTCTGGTAGTCAGTCGTGGGGATGTAGAAAACTTTTATTATATCTTCGGTGGTAAAGATGAAAGATCACAGGATCTGGTGCAGGGTATCACATTGGCCGGTGTGTTCTTTGATGAAGTGGCATTGATGCCGGAATCATTTGTCAATCAGGCTACTGGACGTTGTTCGGTTGATGGCTCAAAGATGTGGTTCAACTGTAACCCTGACGGTCCGTATCATTGGTTCAAACAGAACTGGATTAACAAATGCAAGGAAAAGAACATCCTGTATCTGCATTTTACAATGGATGATAACCTGTCATTGTCTGAGAAAATCAAGACAAGATACAGGAGCATGTACACCGGGGTGTTTTACAAGCGGTACATCCTCGGGTTATGGGCTGTTGCTGAGGGAATTATTTATGATATGTTCAGTGAAGATGAACATATTGTCAAATATGATGAAATAAAAGGTAAACTGATAAATAATCCTTCATGCAGATATGTGTCATGTGACTATGGTACCCAGAATGCCACTGTATTTCTGCTGTGGAATAAAGCCACTGATGGGAATTGGTACTGCATCCGGGAATATTACTATTCAGGACGTGACAAGTCAAAACAGAAAACTGATGCAGAATATGCAGAAGACTTGAAAAAGTGGCTGGGCGAAACCAAAATCAGGGCAATGATTGTGGACCCATCAGCTGCTTCTTTTATTGCGGAACTGAGAAAACGAAAATATAAAGTACTGAAAGCAAGAAATGATGTACTGGATGGTATCAGGCTGGTTGCTACACTGCTGAACCTTAAAAAGCTGTTCTTTTGCAATAGCTGCGAAAACACTATTGCTGAGTTTCAGTCATACATCTGGGATGAAAAGGCGGCAGACAGGGGAGAAGATAAACCAGTGAAACAGCACGATCATGCAATGGATGCTGTCAGATACTTTGTT